AAATAGTAAGGCTGGGACGATTTACAGCAAGGGTATTACAAATTATGGAGCTGCATACGATGCAGTAGTAATACATTCACCTGATATTTCAGTGAGAGAATTAGGCTTATTTGTAATGCTTGCTGGAAGCGAAAGCAATCAATTTGGGGCGTTTATTTACGGTGTGTCGGATAACAAAGTAAAACGCACAGAGATAATAAATAATGGAAATGTATCAGTTACAGGTGACCCGACAGGTAATAGCATAACCATAAAAATCGGGAATTGGGGCAGAGGTGTTGTTTTTTCATATGCTCGATTCGATATAGAAATAAAAAAATTATAGTCTTCCCATTTCCTCTAATAACACCCATTTCAAAATGCTTCCATTTTCTGCTATTATTTTCAACATTTCTTATCACGCAAAATAGACCACCATTTCTGGCAGTCTCAAAAATTCCGTATGAAATCGTTCCTGGTTATGAAATGTATCGTCTAAAGGATGCTTTTACATTCTCTTCACTGACTGTTACGTACATCATCGTTGTATCCGGTTTTTGATGTCCTGCATACATTTGAATTTCCTGTAAAGGGATTCCTCTGTTGCCTGCATCTGTCAATAATGTTCTCCTGAACTTATGTGGATGAGCATGAATCTCTGTCTTGTTTCCTAAAGTCCTGAGCATGGACTGTATCGCCTGTTTGCCCAATCTTGTATGTGGTTGCTTGTTGCTCACAAATAGAGCTGGATTATTATCTTCTCTGGTAGACAGATATTTCTGCAAGTGATATGCGCAATCATCTGTCAGGTATACTCTTCTCTCCTTTTTGCCTTTTTCTCCATATATGATTACCTCTTTGTTTCCCCAATCTATATCCTTTCGGTCCAGTCGCACCACCTCTCCTATTCTGGCTGCGGTACTGTATAAAAACGCCATAATCGCTATATCTCTCTGGCATCCGGCATTACAGCGTAGATGCTCCATTTCAGCTTGTGAGAATGGTTTCTTGATCATTCTTGGTACCTTGATTTTCTTGAGTCTTCGCATGGGATTTCGGGATATGTATCCTTCATCACTGATCCATGCAAAGAAACTGCTTAGATACCTTCTGATTGTATCCATGTAGCTCATGGAGATCTTGCGCTGTTCCTGATACATGGCCAGATAATAGCGGATGTCATTTGTTGTGATGTCCTGTAGTCTCTTATTCAGAGATGTAACCAACTTGGTTACACAATCCTTATAACGTTCTAATGTTCCTATGCTGCAGTTTTCTATTCGTTTACTGGCAATAAACGTTCGGAGAATTTTTTCCCAATGACTCTCTGATGTGACCAGCTGAGTACATTCCTGCTGCACTTCAATTCCATGAAATTCTATCGCCATTACATTCTCTAATTTCTGTAATTGCTCATTTGACAGAATTTCCTGCATTTGTTCCAGTATTCTATTCTGGATCTGTTCTATATTTGTCAAAATAATGCACCTCCTACAGGACAATTCTGCCATATAAGAGGTACCTTTACAATTTGTTCATCCCTAAATTAAATGGGAAGTCATATCAAAACGGGTGTTACTATCTAACTTATAGTCACAGACTCCAAGCAGATTAAAAGTGCTGTGCTCCAGGAGCCAAGTGTCACTTTTAATGTTGCCGAAGAAGCATCAAGTACGGGTGGTACTGCGTATTCAGATTTTTTTGATATTTCTGTCACTCCCGACAGCTTTCCTGTTATGTATAAAGAGGTAATGCGGTTGCTATCAATTAGTAGAAACGAAGTCATATGACTGTTTGTATCACCCCATTTTACGCTTACTGTTTTGGTAGAGCCATCACTATATATAATATAACTATTGGCCTTGAACCGCTTACTATTTAATTGGTTTAAAGCCTGCAAAAGTGTCAGATTTCCCTGATCCAGAGCGAATGTCTGGGAGGTCAGATTTTGTAATATCTGTTTTGAGAGGTTTTCTAATGTGATGATCCCACCTTCGTTGGTGTCTGGATCGGTGAAGATGAGTTTCTTTCCAGTTGGGATGGTTGTTACTTCCGGGAGGGTGTTGGCTGCTACGCTTTCTTCTGGTAATGACATAGTGTTTCCTTTCTGGCATGTGCCTTATGCATCTGTGCTGAAGCAGAGAGCTTTTCCACTCAGAGTTAGAGCTCCGATGCTTACTGTTAATAGTTGCTGTTTATAGGTTTCGAATCGTCCGACTACAACACCGCCAAATATGTAATTTTCATTATTTACGGTGATCGTATAGCCATATCCCAGGAAGGTTTCGCCGCTTTCTGTCTTTCTGGTCCAGCTATACCAGGTGGAAGGGTATTCTTTTGTTACTTCTCTGCCGTCTTTGTATACCACTGCTGTTAATGTTGTGGTCCCATCTCCGTTATCATGGTATCTGGCATTATAGATCAGGGAATTGTTTGTCAGGCCATGAAGGTCTGTCGTTACTTCTGACAGGTTTGCTTTGATGCCATCTATTCCTGTTTGGATATCTGCCACCTTATTATTGGTGGTTGTTATTGCCTCTTTTGCTTCATCTGCAGTATCCTGGGCTTTTTTGATATCTTCTGCCAATCCCTCTGCATCTGCAATGATTGCTACTGTCTGGGTGTCAAGCATCTGCACTCCTGTCGTATCATAAAGAGTACAGCGAATCAGATTTACATCAGGTCCTGTCGGTGTGTATATTTTCAGTGTTTCTGTTCCAGAAGAACCATAGGTAATGTTATAGGTTTTTCCGGAATCTTTGGATTCTTCTATCTGGAAAATCCCTGCATAGCTGCTTATCAGACCATTGTCATTTTTATATGCTGAGAAAGTCACACTGGATGGCAAAAGTGTTTTTCCATCCTTTTGTTTTCTCAGAACCAATGTGCTGGTCTGAATATTATAAGAAATACCGATCTTTCCATCTTTTGACTTGCTGATAGAAAAACGTTTTTTGATCCAGACACCATTATTTTTTATCGTCAGGATCTTTCCGCCAATCACTAATATTTCATCACCGAGCTGCAGGGCTTTTGATTCCAGGCCGTATTGTGCTTCGATATCTACATAACCGCTGTCAGTGGTCATGTCTGTTACCTGATAGGTCCGGGTTCTGGCATTCCAGGTACCCGTGATTCCTTCTGAAACTGTTACCCTCATTGCGTCAATATGGTCTGAAACGTCTGTATCTCCCAGATATACTTTCATGGTTGTATGGCAGGTGCTATAATCCCCGCCGGTTCCATCCGGATTCGTATGAACTACATGCGCATCATTATCAAGTAATGCTCCGATCGCATCCAGTGTACTGATCCCGGATAATGTATCCAGTGCTTTTCTGGCTGTATCTGCCGCAGCGTCTGCAGTATCGCTGGCAGCCTTTGCAGTGCCGGTGGCACTATTGGCAGTTTCCTGCACGGTAGTAATATTTTTGCTGATCTGAGAGTATGCCTGGTTCAGATTCTGTCCGGAATCATCAAACCAGATCCGGCTACTCTTGATCACCTGGGCACTGTTATTGATCTCCTTAAACAAGCTGTCAATGTCCAGCTTGGAAGCTGCGATATTCGCATTGTCTGAAACCATGCTGTCTACTACAACGCCATCTGCGATTGCGCCTTTTTGAACGCCGGCTGCATCAATCAAAATCCCTTTTCCAGTCTCATCGAACAGTGCAAAAGCAAAGTTCCCGGATGCATCTTTTCCTGCCTGCAGTCTCACCACGCCGTTGGCATCCTTCCACTGCTGGGTGGCTCCCTGTATCTGGATCCCGCCATCATCTGAGACGATCGTAAATTTATCCGTAGAAATAGTTCCCGCCAAAAGATCGGATATCGTGACCGTCTGCATTACTGCATTCCGGATCAGTGCCGAATCGATCACCGCATTCTGAGAAGTCAGGTGAATATTCTGTAGATCCCCCACTCCAGCATTTCCGGAAAGAAGTGTCTTGATATTGGCATAGTTGCCATCCAGGATATCAATCTTTGCATTGGCAGCTTTGAACTGGGTCGCGGTCAGATCCCGGAAATTTCCTACGTCTGCATTCAGCATTTCAATATTGGCATTCGTAGCATTCAGGTTTGTAATCGTCGCATAGGTGATCTTAGCCGTGTCTACATCCAGCTTGTTGATCATCGCATGATCGATCATGACCAGCTGGGCGTAATAACGATCCATTTCTTTTGTCTGGGGACCTTTATAGTCTGCATTTGTTTCTTCTTCAGACAAGCCAACCGCTTCGATCGTATGCGTCAGACCGCCGTCATACTCCCATTCCAGCTTCATAGCAGGAACCTTGTAAGAATCTCCATTCAGGTCCTCTACTGTTAAAATATCCCAGGGATCCAGGCGGGGATCTCCTAAGAGTTTCAGATTTCCAGGCATATAAGAAAACTGGCCGATTGCTGAAAGGATATTGTTCAGCACATCTTCTGTCATAAATGGATTGGAAAAGGTAACCGCTCTTGCTCCGTTGCCTGCAGATATGGAGCTGCTGTTCCCTTCTTCATCTTTTCCTGTATAGCAGGTCAGTTTTTCTACGTTAAATGGATACTCGTTATGCTCAAAATTATCCCAGTACCGTCCGGTCCCTACCGTGTAGTCGCTGTCTGTATATGTGTGGATCTCTATCTGCCCCTGACGATTACAGAGAGCAAATCCGCCATACATCTGAGCTACATAGGAAAGGACCTCACGACAGGAATAGCCTTTCGGGTTCGCCATTGTGATTGCATCAAGTCCTTCTGTTATCACCGGTACCCGTGTAATCTCTGCAATGCGTTTCAATATTGCAATCGTATCCGTATTATCTGGAAGGCTGGAAGAAAAAGGTGTTTCCAGGTTCATCATACGGTCATATGCCGTAAATTCTATCTGGTTCTCCGTCTTTTTGGGCTTTCCGGCTGTAAAATATCCAATGGGAATGTATTCCGTCAGGCCATCTATGTCCATGCCGATCTGCAGTAAAAATTCATGGTTTTCAATTGCGCCGGCGCAATCCGGGATTGTTGCTTCTACATACTGGGACACCACGGAGCCCAGGGAGAAATCATCCTCTCCTTCAGATCCGCCGGTAAACTTAATGTTTTTGGCATTCGTGATGCTGGTGTCATCATAAGTGATCAGGCTTTTAAACGTTCGGGAATCCTGCTGTATCAGATTTCCGAAGGCTTCCGTTGACTGATACATTCAGGTACCTCCTTTACTCTGTCATAAATTCCAGGGCAGTCAGCTCCTCGATGGTCAACGGATCAAATCTGGGATCATCGCATTTCTCCAGCACATCAAGAGAGACTGTCTGGATCTCTGCTTCGGTTTCGATATTCAGAAGTTCCTCAATATCTTTTGCATATCCTTCCTGATCCGGGATCACATAACAACCGTCGTTTACCAGAAACTGTCCGTTTTCGCCTTTCTGTGCGTAATGCTCTAAAAGCTCATTTCTTTCTGCAGAATAAGCTTCAGAAGCTGCAGTTACTGCCGATACGTTCTTTTTGATTGCATATCCCAATTTTACAGGGAGTTTCTTTGTTTTTATTGCAGCGTATGTGTTCAGAAAAGAAATAATCTGACTATTCCTGAGTTTCATCTGTGGTATCCTCCCCTGTTGTGCTGTCTGCCTCTTCCATGGAATCCTGCATATCCCATACTGCTTCCTGGAAGGCAGCAACCTGGGCACGGATTTCTTTTTTGTTTTTATTGTATGTTTCTTTGTCCTGGATGGATTGAGTTACTCTGTCAGTGCCATTGGCACTTGTTGAAAGTTCTGTAAAGAGGCTCATTACAATTTTATCATCTACTTTAATGGTTCCGTTTGCTGTTAAGCTCTTATTAATTGTTAATTCTGCTGCCATGCTTCTTTTCCTCCTATTTCTGAATTACACTTACCGATGCGCTTTTATAATAAAATATCCCATCGCCAAGCCAGCCTAGCTGTTCTTTTGACAAAGTTCCGCGATAGGAACTGATTGTCAGGTCAATACCATCATCGTGGAACGAAAATGGAAAGTACCCTGCGGTCAGGACGTTCTTGATTATTACAAGTTCCGATTCTGTAAGTACTCCCCATTTGATTGATATGTTCTTTTTCTGCGCTATTACATCACCGATCATCTCACCGGAAGCAGACCTTCCGGTGTTTGATGACCATATAATTTCGTCGTTTACTGTTATCTCTGTAGGTGCAGGAAGCGTAGTATTTCCTGACCATAATATTCTCTTAGCCATACACGCCTCCTTAGTAAATCAGTTCTGATTTTCCCTTTGCTTTTGTATTCTGGTTCGTTTTTTCAATGAAATATTTCCGCAGTGTTTCCGGATCCAGACTTACTATTGGAAAATCTTTCGGCATATTTTTGATCAGATCTATCAATTCCTGCAGTAATCTTGCGGCATCTCCTCCAGATAGTTCAGCTGCTGCCCTTGCCATTTCCAACATCTTTCCTTCTGGAGCTACAACCTCTCCCTGATGAAGGTTGTCACCAATCATTGCCAGCTGTGGAGTGTTCTTCTGTACAAATCCGCCTTCTGCAAGATGAGGTATAGTCGGCACTCTGGGAAGAGACAGACCATAATGTCCATAATGCCGGGTACCTGTAATAGGATTCTTAAAATCATAACTGAATGAAAATGCGTTCTCTATTGCCGATAAACCGGAGTTAAGTTTTTCCATCAGGCTGTTGATAATGTCAATAACTACATTCAGTGGTGTCTTAGCCAGAGTTATTAATCCGTCAAATATTCCACCAAATATGTTTTTGATGCCTTCCCATGCCTGTGTCCAGTTTCCTGTAAAAACACCCGTAACAAAATCAATGATTCCGTTAAATATCTGTTTTATATCCGACCAGATCCGGCTTACAGATTTCCCAAATGTGTTCAGTATTGTTTTTAGCGTTTTAAAACTTCCCGCCCAGGATCCTTCAAAGACTCCTTTTATAAAGTCAATAAATGGCTGAAAAATATGTTCTTTCACATATTTAAAGATTGATTCAACAATAGTCTTGAATCCCTCTATGATTTCTTCAATTCTCTGCCAGCATTTATCAAAATCTCCAGTAAAAGCACCCGTGCAAAAATCAATGAATCCTCCCAGAATATCCGTGATTCCCTTGATCACATCACCTGCAACAGCCAGCAGATCGAGAATCTGATCTCCGATGTTAGCAATAATCGGTCCTAAAATAGGTAAAATAGTTGCAATGATCCAGTTGATCACAGGTACCAGGAGTGTTTCCCATAATGCCTGTAAATTCTCAAAGATCTTGCCAATCAGTTCGATGACTCCGTTGAGTGCGGGTTGTATATGTTCTGCCCACACTGTGCTGAACTTATCCGCCAGATAATCCAAGACAGGAACAATGTATGTATTATATGCATCAAGGAAGGTACCTACGATATCTGAAATTCCCTGTGCAAGAGAATCCATGAAAGGTTTTACATATTGATCGTACGTTTCAGATATCTTTTCAAATGTATCTACAACCGCCTGGTGCAGGGTATTCAGAACTATTTCAATCGGAACCAGTGTATTTTCGATTGCTGTTTTTATCTTGTCTACATTCTGGGTAACAGGCAAGATAAAAATCTGTTCTATATCCCTTGTAAATTTCAAGAGTACCTCACAAGCTCCAAGAACTCCATCGGCAAAAATTCCTATAATGTGTCCGGTAATGCTTTTGGCTGTTTCCCCGGAGAATACATCGAAAATGTCAGCCATGGCAACATAAAAATCACCTTCTAAATCTGCAATTTCTGCTCTGATATCGAAAATAGATGCCAGTTTTTCCTTAATGTAATCCTTGCTTCCTGTGAGATATTTATCAAATCCGCCAATCAGATTGTCAGCTATGGTTAATCCTATTCTTGCAAAGGAACCAACCATTTTCCCAAAGCATAATGCCAGGGAGTCTAAGAGATGATTTGCTGACTCTACAACAGCCGGATCTGTAAATATTTCCTTAAGTGTTTTTCCTATATTTTTAATACTGTCATTGATAGACTTTATTTTCTTCTGGGAATCCCCAAAACCAATCTGGAATCCCTTTTTGAAGATATTAGCCAGTTCTTTACAGCGTTTCAGAAGTTTATCCAAACTCTTGTTGGTTTTATCAACAGTTGTATCTCCTTCTGCCAGTTTTCCAAAATCAACAGCATCTCCCAGATTGACTCCGGGATTTCCTGTGCCACCTGCTGTGCCAGAATCCGAATCAGATTCTGCATCAGATGGGCTATCTAGCTTTTGGATCTGGTCAAATCCCATCAGAGAGCGCATCTCTTTTGCTGCTTTTTTCGCAGCATTTCCGGCTTTCTTCGTAGAATCTGCCATGTTGTCGGCAGACTGGGAGGCATCTTCCATACCAGCTCCCGCATCAGCTGCCGCTGCGCCTGTTGATGCGATCTGGCTTGTTCCGGATGATTTATTGCCTGTTATCAGCTCCGTAAAGCTTTTGAATGCATTTGCCAGAGTTGCTAATTTCCCGATCAGAGTATTTACTGCTTTGATGATGGGCGTAAATAAATTGATCAGTCCCTGTCCAATCGTTGCTTTTAGAGAATCAAACTGCAGCTTCAGGATGCGGACCTGATTTGCCCAGCTTCCAGATGTCCTTGCGAAATCCCCGGAAGCTGCTGACAATTGCTTTTGCACAAATGAATACCGTAAAGCTACTTTCTCAGCTTCCGTCATCTGTGATGTGGTCTTGCCGAATCCGTTTGCCAACGCATAACTGTCAAGGGCTGTCTGAGTCATTACAACGCCCAGATCCTTTAAAGACTCTGTCTCACCTGTAAATACAGATTTAAGCTTTGTGTAAGCTTCATCCTGACTCAGATTATAGAACGAAGCTACATCTCCGGCTAATCCGGTCAGACTGGAACCCATATCGTAAGCCTGCTGTTCTGTGAATCCAAAAGCTTTCGCCATGGCTCCAAATGTACCAGTGTACTGTTTCGCCATAGTCTCTGAGAGACCGAAGCTCTGTGCTGCAGATTTTGCAAATTCATCGACCTTTGCAGTCATATGAGGAAACGTCACATCTACTACGTTCTGGACCTCTACCAGATCAGAGCCTAATTCCAAGCACTGTTTGCCAAAATCAATTAATTTCTTGGTTCCGAAAGCTGCTGCCAGTGCAACACCTGCTTTTTTTGCCAGTTTGGTAATACCGTTCATCTGCTGCTGGAACTGGTTCTGGTTTACTACAAGATCAAGTGCAATCTGTCCTATACTTGTTGCCATATGTAGTTTCAGTCACCTCCTAATCCAGCCATTCGTAAAAAGGCATTTTTAAATCCATCCATAGCGGTATCCATTTCCTGTTTTGATATGGATTCAGCCACTACCTTTGCATGTTTTTCTTTCCATTCATTTCTGATCCGATGCTGTTCCTTTGTAAAAGTCTTCAGAACTTCTTTATCATCCTCTGCACGTATTGCGATAATCCTTCCAAGCGCTGTTTTATTGTCAATTCCCACGAGCATCTGTTTAAACTCTGTCCATGACATTTTGTGTATTTCTCTCGACAGTCTCAGCCCATACTGTGACTGGAAGGAAGATACGATCAGGTCATAATCTTCAATCAGGTCATAGTATGGGTCAGAGCTTCCCCCGCAGTTTCTTCCTCTCCTACAATAAGTTTCTGGGCTTCCATGACAATTGTTGTCAGATCATTAAAGCTGATCTTCATTTTTTCAATCTTTTCCCGACTTTCCTCCGGGAGCATTAAATTGTATAAATCCAGAATGTCTTTTGCTGTAGCATTTTCCGAGGTAAATTCTGAATATTTTCCCATGATCTTTAACATGGTTGCTGCATCTGCGTTTACTTCTAACTCCTCTTTGCCAATAATCAGGGATGGATTGCCATCCAGTTCCAGTTTTTCTGTAATATTTACTTTTTTCGCCATTATTCTTCTCCTTATACAGCGGGTGTTACAGTAGGCTTGCCATTGCTGATTGCATCAAACTCTAATGCAGCTACATTTGTGGAATCTCCACCACCACAGTTCTTAACATCAAATACAGCGGCATCCCAGGATACGGTTGTTCCATCCGGGAACTCCCATTCAAAATATCCTTCTGCATCATGTCCGTTACTGAACTGTTTTCCTGCAATGTAGTCGTTTCCTGTGTCTCCAATGTTTCTCTTTCCACTGAGAGTGATGGTAACCGCCTTTGCAGTCATCAGGGCTCTCTGCCAGCCTTCCTGGTCCATAGGTGTCCAGGTTTCCACACCATTAGAAAACTCTACGGAAAATGTCTCCATATCTGCAATGGTTGTCGCTGATTCCTTTGTCTTTCCAACTTTGAACTTGTTATCAAGAACCGGAAATACGTTTGTTTTTCCTGCGAATTTCTGTAAATTCATCTGTAAAGCTTTACGTTTCATTCTGTTTTCCTTTCTTCGCATAGATAACAGCCGCCTCTATTACCATTTCACAAATTCCGGAATCGTTCGTTCCAACATCCTGGATTTCATAAAGTGGCTGTATAAATTTAATGGTTTCATCATTAATCGTTATATCCCTTGCCCGTCTGAGCACTTCAAACAGCTCTGTAGCTGTTTTTTCGGTATCCCTTGGAGATTTATTCCAATGTATCAGCAGAGTTATATATTTCTGCCCGTATCCCTCCTGAGCGGGGCCTCCAAGTGCTATGTGCTGTGGATACTGATGCTTGCTGTTGTATACTCCAATAGATTTATCTTCCTTATCCGGAAGTTTCCCCATGTATACGTGTGCAGCCAATTCAAGGGAAGCTATATAGTCTCTCACGTCTGCTAATGTCATATTCCTGTCAGCCTCCTGTAGATTCGTTTAAATGCATTTGTACAGTAATCTGCCTCTCTTCCTCCCGGAAGCCAGTCTTCATACCATTTTCCTTTTGCGTTCGGGTTTTCGTCTGTATGGAAATGATATTCCGGATGAAAATACAGCCTTCTGGCATATGGAGTTGATGATACTATAGATACTTTCCCCTGTTTGCTTTTGGAAGTATCCACGAACGTGCTTTCATTCTGCAGGTTTCCGGTATCTCTCGGGAAAACCTGAGCCTGTACCACTTCTGTGTGAAGCGCTTCTGCCGTCTGTTCCAGAGCTTTCACCTGCATCTCTGAGAGTTCTCGGATTTTGGGAAGATTCAATCTCACTGTTGAATTTACCCGGATCATATTAGCTGAACCTCTGTATAATTTACTGAACCGTCAGAATTTCGTGCCTTTGTTCCCTGTTCGATCCGTCTTTTTACACCAAATATGACAGCCTCACCGCCGGATATGACTGGAAGTTCCGGGCATATGTCCCCGCAAAACAAGGCTGTTCCTGTGATCTTGATCAGTTTCTTTTCAGCAGTCAACACTGTCCGGGCTTTATCCTGATAATTACATTTTCCTGAATACTGTATAGGTTCCAGCGGTTCTCCGTACTCATTTAAACCTTCTCTGTCAAACGACAGGCTGATATCTGTTTTACATAACCGTCTGGGTACCAGACATGGATATTTCATATGATTACCTCGCTAATTGGCAACAAAGGCCGGTTTGACAGAGAAGTGTATAGTCATCTCTCTTCATTGCAATGCCTTTTCCTGTAAATACATTCCATGAACTGCCAAACTGGGCAGATACGCCGTTAATGCTGTAAGAGGACAGGACGCTACTTATTTCGTCTGCATTCTCGTACTCAAATTCTGCCTGTCTGCATATAACTTCCCGGATAATTTCCTGTTGAAATTCTGTAAGATTTAAAAATCCCCGGCCTACAATCCTGTTGTAGGTCAGGGAATCTACATGTCTGCTTGCCTGCTTTAATGCTTTTTCTATTTCATCTTCAGGTATCAGAATTCCTTCATAGGTATCCAGGTAATAGCTTTCTGTTGCATATGATTTATATCTCATATGACGCCCTCCGATCAGGCACCAACCTCTGTTGTGTCTACGTCAACATAAATACTGTCGATATTGCCATCACGTCCATTCGGGAACACAAATACATCAGAAAATGATCTGTTCTGATACAGGTATCCGTCTCCCTTGGTGTGTCCGCCTGGCTCAAAGTAATAAATACTGTTAATCTTTGGTACGGTTTTGCAGGTCTGACCACAGGCAACCAGCACATTGATCTTGTGTGCTCCTGTCACTCCGGATGCTTTTTTGAGTGGCTCAAATCCGCCGCCTTCCGGCTCCCAGTTGAATGCATCATAGAAACGCTCATCGTCAATAACTTCCATGATCGGCACGCCATCAATTTCAGTTACTCTGGTCTCAATGCCAAGACCGCCTTCTGCAATCTGGGTCATTTCAATCTTTCTGGTGAATTCTGTAGACTGCTCCAGAGCGTCCATAATCTCACTGCGAACATACATAAGCAGAGAACCATTTGCTTTGTATCTTCTGAGTTTCCCTTTTGCAAGGATATCTTTGAGCATACCGAATACTTTTGCCTTTGTGTATGCAGATGTTGCTGTGGATCCATGATAGTCTTCTGTCTTCTGAGCTGCCTGAGCTACCTTGGAGAAGAACAGCGCATCTGTTTCCGGAACTACCCATGTCTGTTCAAACACGCGGGAAATGTTCTGAATGGAAGCTGTAGCATTTGTCTCATCAACATCTGCTTTATCTACCATAAATTCAACATCACGGTCGTGTGTCAGTGTGTATGGTACGTCTTTCTGTTCGTAAGAGCCAACATTCCAGCCGCCTTTTCTGCTGTGGTTCTTGTATCCGGATGTACTCATCTGAGTAAAATGAAATGTTTTGGCATCAAGCCATCTAACATTGCTAGTTACAAATGGAGATGTCAGGGTTCCCTGCATCAGGATTTCAAGGAGCTCCGGGCTCCACTGTTCTGCATAATTTAATGCCATAGTTTATACCTTCTTTCTTTTTAGTTCCAGCGATTCCAACGTTTTGTTGGCACTGCTGTTTGGTTTGTAGTTGTCTGAGAATGCTGTGCCGGATTACCGCCAGTTCCTACCTGAGTAAAACCGGTCTTTCCGTCAGCCTGTGGTTTCAAAGCCGGAACAGCTTCCAATACCGTATTAAGTGCTGTTTTCAGTGCTTCTTCGTTAATCTTCCCATCCTGTCCTGATGCCTGACTAAGATCAGCCATTTTCAAGACGTATGGAATTGTCTTTGCATCAAGCCCCAGGGATACTGCCATCATTGTAGCTGCGTTTTCAACCTTTGCGGCCTGCACTGCTGCCTGTGCTGCTGTCAACTGGTTCTGAGTCTCTGTAATCTGACTCTGCAGTCCTGCTACATCAGGAGTATTTGCCGCCTGCTGCTGTTTGAATGATGCAATTGCCTGGTCCATCTGTTCCTTTGAAAGCCCCTGCTGTTTAAAATAGCCTTTTAAAACAGATTCCTCTGTTACGCTCTGCTTTCCCGCGATCAGACTGGCCAGTTTATCATAATCAAACTGTGGTGTCTGCTGTGTTCCTGTTGGTGGTGTTCCGCCTTCTGCTCCTGAACCTCCTCCACCGTCACCAGTTCCGCCTTCTGCAAATGTCTGCAGGTTCATTGATAATTTGCATCTGAATCTCTTATACATTTTTACATGCTCCTTTACAGTTTTTTATGTGCTGTCTGCACGAATACAGTTTTACGTGTGTCTCACATAAACAGTTGTTAACCCGGTGTCTCCGCGTAGTTTTAAGCCTTCGGGCATAAAAATAAGGCGTTTCACCCTACGCCTCAGCGGGAGATTCTGGATCACCGCCTTTCTGTTCCGGGATCTCTTTAGCCACTTTTAATGCTATGAGATATTTCCCTCTTTCTTTTGATACCGAATATTTGTCTCCAACCTTTCGAAGCTTCAAGTTGTTTTCTTTATCGTAGAAATTATGGATAACTTCGATTTTCATGTTCTCACCTCCCTCTGTTGTGCCGGCGCAATTTTAAAAAAGAGTATAAAAATACCACCGGCCATTTCTGACTGGTGGTACTAAATACGTCCTTCTTTTTTCAATTTCTTAATTTCTTCTTCTGTAAGCTTTCTCGGTTTACCCAGCATTGCCACTCTGTCCTGAAAGTCTTTATAGGCTTTCTTTTCCTTTGATTTCATCTTCATACGATCACCTGCAATTCTATTTCTTTTTCTTTCTTTGATACTACTCTGAATATAGTATCCTTGTCAAGCAATAACTCTCTTTGCTTAGGATATCTGCTTATCCTTTCAATATATGCTCCTTTGCTGCCTTTTGGTACATATATCAAAATTTTATATGATTTGTTCAACGCAGCTCCTTGAGTCACCGAAGTACTGATAAACTGTCCTTCCGTGACCAGATCATTTACTTCAAATTCATCATAAAGTGGTATGTCCAGATTTCTATATGTAATAACATCATGCTGAATCTTACTCTTTTTCAATGCACCTGATATTGTTTCTGCATACTCTCTAAGTTTTTTATCTTCTGCTATATCTCCACGAAGCATAGCATTAAGCCGTTCAAAGAATCGATCCGGCTTTTGATCGCCAGAATTGAACGTGTATTTTTCAATCGCATGTTTTTCTTTTTCTGATAAACAATCAATCCAATCCTGTGATTCTGTACGAAGAAGGCTGACAATCTGATTCTGCGGAACTGCGTGGAAATCTGCAAGTGGTCTTTTTGATTCTGCATATTCCTGGCTGTCCATATTACCAGTCTTCATTCTAACATGTTGCCACTCTTTTTGTTTTTGTCCATACACCTGTTGGTTCTCCGGATCCAGAGAGAATTGTGACAGCCTATTATATTTCTTTTCCTGGCGTTCGGCATATTGCTGACGTTCCCGCCTGGCGTTTTTCTCTACAAGGTTGTTGAGCTCTTCTCTGGTATATTTCCCATCGGGTGGAGTATTGACTCCTTCAAGGTAGGTTGTATGGCTGTCACGGCATCGGGGATGGTAAAGTCCAGCTGCTATGGCAGCACTTATCAGCGGATACTTAATTCCTGTAACGGGAGATACTCCGTCTTTCGGACCTCCGCTCCATACATCATCAATCATGACTTTTCCCACGAATGGAACACACAAAGAGCAAGGACAGCCACTGCCACGTTTATTGATAATCACTGTGTACACGCCCCATTCCCGGCGTTTCTCTCCTTCCCCCTGCAGGTACGCTCTTTTCGTTGCTGTTCGGATTGCCATATCTGCATAGTCTGCAAGGGTATGTCTGGCACCATTGGCATATTCCACGCAGTTTAGACCTGCTTTGAGGAAATCCTTAGTTGCCATATCCACAGCTTTTTCATAGGTTCCTGCACCGGTATTGGCATATACCTGAGCATTATAAATAATTCTCCGATATTGATCATTAGCCATGCGAAGCACTGCAGTTTCTGCTTTCTTCATATCATCTGTTGTGGCTTTGATCAGAGCTTCCAGCTTCCGATCATTCAGCTTAAAAAATTCTGCAGTACCTCCCTTGCTTATTTTATTTGCCGGAAAGCCTTTTTTTATGGCATTCAAAATAGTGATCTCCTGCTGCATATTTCCTTCTGTTCTTGCAGTCCGAATCAGCTCCGCTATCTTTGCATTGATATCCTTAAACTGTTTGCCATATTTCTTTTGATTATTATGTTTATATTCTTCCAGGGATTTCAGCATTTCTGTCTGCCACATGGACCATTGTTTGTCTTCGTCAATTTCTTCCTGCTTATGAGATTCCATATTGCGGATCATGGATGCTATGAGTTCATTCTCTATAGCTTCAAAGGCAGCTCCAATATCGTATTCATCATTTATCCTTGCCATTAGACAATACCTTGAATCCTTGAGACTTAAACTGTCGTGTCAGTTCCTTCAATTTTGTAATGCTGTCGCAATGATCACATCGAAGTTCCGCATAATCTGCTTTTTCCAAGGCATATACGCCCATAGGAACCTGTTCTTTTGCAATTTTAAGAAGTCCCTGATACTCCCTTCTGTTCATCCGGTATATTCGATTGTTTACCTTCACTTTCATCTGATCCGCCTCCTGTATCTACTTCAAAATCACCAAGTTCCATATTGACTGCCGGTTCTTCCAGATCCTGGATTCCCTGTTCTGCTTTCAGACGGGCTATTTCTTCTTCCTTGCAATGTTCATCCAGACTATCTCCGTAAAGTTCCTCCACGCAGCGCTCAATGCTCATAATTCCGCCCTGTTTTGCTTTGGCTACTGTTTCCACCTGGGATTCAAAAGAAGGGTTGGCGTATTCCCCAAAAGGAATATTTACTTTCACTTCTTCTATAGACTGCTTATGAAGGATATTGTTGGCATTGATGCACATTCCCACTACATTTGGCAGTGTTTCCTGCATTGCCTCCACAATAGAATTTCTGGTATAGAGAGTAGTTTTTTCTTTCTCTCTCTGTGCTTCCGCATTGTCCAGTTTCTTTGTATCAATACCGAGAGTAGAGGGGCTGATCACTCCCTGCAGGCACAGATCCAAGGCTGTTATGTATGATGCCAGATAGCTCTCATGTGGAATTGCCGGCTGTTCCATCATGATCTGGTTTTTCTGTCCTTCTCTCATATCCCCTTCTGCTGCCAGATAACGGTTATCGAAAGGATTTGGTTTCATAAGCTGTCCTGTTTCGGGATCATGAGGGATCAGGCAGTCAGGGACGTATGTCTTTGCCCGTCCTGCTCTCAGGGCATCCATCCACTGTGACCATGTCTCATCCAGAGAATCAAAGTTGTCCAGCTTTCCATCAAAGATGCTTCCACCCCGTCCCTCATATTTGGCAGATTCAAAGATCATGAAGGGTTCTGCCAGGATCAGTGAATCATCAAATGTAACGTCTTTAAGATTCTCTGTTGCCTTGATCGTTTTCATATCTACAAGTTTATTTCCCTGGTACAGTTCGTTAATGATATATCCATATCCGTATCGTTCGTTCAGAACATAAGTCCTGCCTTTCTCGTAATAAGGAGTTTTAAATACGATCTCACGGATCCGGTCTCTCTGGTAAACAAATTCTACTCTGTCTCCCGGGTACCATTCCAGGATCGGATAATCACTGATAGAAGTATCAATAACTGCTTTAAAAGCTCCATCACCAATAAACAGAGCCTCTTTCAATGCGCTCTCCATCTTTTTCCGGAACTTGTTCTCTTTCTCTATCTCTTTCCAGAGTGATTCCTGAGCCGGAGACTCAAATTCGAACTCATCCATATCCGGCAGGACTACTGCAGAAAGTGTCCGCACGGTTAATCCAGGCAGCCCCGTATGGATTTTTCTCATATCCATACCCGGGGAGCATTTGCTTGTCCAGAACTTATATTTGTCTGCATATTCGCTGTTCTGCTGGTAGAACTGTTCCAGTTCATTACTGTCTCCTCTGTACCAGATCCTGTTGCGGATCGAATGGCCCTCGAAGTCCAGCATTTCATTGATCTGGAAATTATATGGATTTGCCGGGACCACGTTCAGCCAGCTCCGGACTGTCTTTTTAATATTCTCATTCAATTTATCCATCCATTTCACCTTTTCGTTTCCTCCGTTTCGAATCCGATCATATTCCGGTATGGGATCCAGCCATACTGCTGGGAGTTTATCGTATGGTCGTTTCGGTCTTCCGGGATATCTTTTTCCTCATCCCAGGAATATTTCTCCAATTCAGCTATGTGATTGATACATGTATCTACAACCAGATAGCAATCCTGTTGTATCCATCCAAGCTGAAGCTTGATTCTATCCAAAATTTCTACTTTTTTGTAAGATTCTACAAAGTTGTACATGCAGCCATGAAGACGTTTGTACTTTCTCAATTCTGTGATCGTAGCAGCATCTGCGCAATCAACAAAGGTATCTTTTGCAAATCCCCAATCCTTTCGGCATTTCTCCAAAAACTCTATGAATTTTACGGCTGTATCGGAAGGGGCAAGCGGCTGATCCAGATCCTTATTGCTGTATACTTTTTCAGCCAGTGTGATCAATCTCCTGTCCTCTGTGATTCCCTGGAATATCATTGCGATTGTGTCCGGAGACTTTGAAGAATACGAAGTATCCAGACCACAGGTGAATTTTTTAAATTTCAGCTTTCCTGCTACCATCTGGGCTTTTATCCATTTCTCTGAAACGACATGCTGCTTCCTGCTGAAGTTAGGGAATATCAAGCCTGTTGCTTTTCCTCTCAAGCCCTGTATCTTGTTTTTCCAAATTTTTGTGCCTTTCGGTGTATTCTGGATGATCTGCTGTTTCTTTTCTTCCGGAAGTCCGGCATTATCATCAAAAGAAAAGAACCAATGAACCCAACCGGGTTTTGGTTCTTCTCTTAATTCATCTTTTATTTCCTGTGGTGTGCTGTCTGCCCATTCCGGCAAAGGTCTGCTACAATTGATATATTCTTTGTATACATCCAGGGTTGGATCATCCGGGTTGAGAGTTGCCATAAGATAGTCACACCGCATAGACGCTTCCCGGACAAAGTCAATGTCTGCTGTATTAACCTCGTCAATATACAGGCAGCCATACTGTCCGCCTAAAGCTTTCTTCCATTTCTTTTTATTGCCATATCCAAGAACATATATTGTCTTATCACCCTGTGGGGCATGAAACAATATATGGGGAATCTTATCATCTTTTGTTCCAGATCCGTTGTACTCTACCAAAATTCCAAAATCATCCAAAATCCCTAAATCTTTATTGATGATATTCTTTTCTGCTGTTCCTGTATCGTCCGCTGCAAGAATATGCAGTTTCTTTGGAGATTCTGCAACCTTACACATGAATTTAAAAAGTCCTACTGTTGTTTTCCCTGCTGCCGTAGTCAGGTTCCTTCAAGAAATTCTACCGGAGCACTGCAATGTAGAAATGCTTTGTATTTATCTGATAATACTAATCTCTGAGAACTCATGAAGGTTAATCACCCCCTCGGAGCTGCTCCAGGATGTCTCCCAGTTTCTTTTTCTCTTCATCCAATCCGGATACTTCCAGTTTATCCTTAAACATTCCCAGGTGTCTTCCAAGAAGTTCCAAGGCCTGCTCTTTATTATTTAATTTCACCTCAATACCGAATTTGCCCTCTTTTATCCCAGCAATAGCTCTGATCTGCTGCTCATCCAGGTTTGCTGTGTCTTTTATGTTTACCTGCCCGTCTTTAACTTCTGCATAGTCTGTAGCTTTAGCAAAAGCTATGGCGGCCAGTTCTTTCAGTACCCTGTCCTGAGTGATTTCTGTCCGCTTCTGGCGTTCCTGCATCCGTTCCTGAATATATTCCGCAACCTTGACATTTCTCAACATCCTGCTGCCGGCTTGGGCTGCTGTTTCATCCCGTTTTACAGACGGATATGCTTTTCGGTAAGCCCTTGTGGCATTTAAGTCTATCAGGTATTCATCTGCAAATATTTTCTGTTTTTTTGTCACTCAGCCTCACCACCTCTCATTCGTTTCGTTTTTGAGTATAGAAAAAGCAGCCTCTAAAGAAGCTACTTTTCACTTTTATATTTCAATGCATCCATAATACTTTTTCAAACATTCAAAATTTCTTGGTGAATTCATGGGATACAACATTTTTCCTGCAAGCAAATTGTCATCGTTTCTCTCTATTCCATGATAAAAATTAAATTGTTTCAATGTTTCTCTTACATCCTTATCTGATACTCCTACTTCAGCAGCTACAACTGGAATAGTCCTTTTTCTTGAATAGCATTCGTAAATTTTATCTGCTAATTTTCTTACAAAGTTTTCCATAGTTTCCATGATTTCCTCCTATAAAAATTTTATCGTATGCCTTTAATCTCTATATTTCAATGATTAATATTGACACTTTCTAGCAAAGTATCATACTATCCTACCGGAAAAGTTCGCGAAATATAATACTTTTTTCCGCTTATATCCGTCACTCTTATTTTCACATATCCATTTAAATTTATAGCATGTTTAACAAATACGGGATCACTAAATATTCCCTGACATGAATAGCTTTTACTAGCACCGAGTTCTTTGCACTGACTATATCTTAAATTCATGTCACAAGATCCAAGATTTTTCCCCTTCCAATCTATTATATCTACGCTCTTAATATAGACTGGTACCCTTCCTACATTAGTCAAATATACTTTTATAATACTTTTATAGGATGTTTCATTCTCTATTTTTTCCAATGTAACATCCAATGACCCAACAATTTTCTTTTTATATGGAATTTTCGCAATTGTAATAGTTAACGTCAACGTGCATATCGATAATATTACATTTAAAAATCCAACATTTCCATCACACCACTGAATAACTTCATTAAATAATTTAAAAATATTCATTTGTTCCTCCCACATACATTTTCTTTTATAATACTACAAAACGCCCTATATTTCTACAGGACGTTTTTTTTAATGTATGTGGTTTGAATTTCTCCATAGGAGAAAAGCAGAACATCAGGATTCGAACCTGCGGCTCCATAGCTCACGCTCACTCCCTCTCGGTGAGATGTTCTGGTGATCTGCCAGGTGGGTACTGGCAGTCATCTAAGGGAAGGAGAATTCTGTATAATCTTCCACTGAGTTCAGTTTATACTATAGCATATTAAAATCGGACATATCGGACAAAACGGACAATTTTACTTTTTTTCAAAAAATCTATTAAATTCTTTGCGAACGCCTTCTTCAGTTGCTCTTCTTCCCATCTTTCCAGCTACCTGCTGCCAGGTCAGTTCTTCAAAGACCTTGTATTTTATGATTCTCTGCATTCTTGGAGGAATTGTATTTAGCCACTCTTCCACGTTTATTTTTAACTGCTCTGCCTGGGATTTTCTTTCTTCCAAAATCTTCTTCTGATATCGAAGCTGGCTGTCATCTGCATAGTTAAATGTTGTTCCCTGGATTTTAAAATGTTGTGGGTTATAAGGAAACTCAGGGTTGCTCCCGGACACATTTGTCTGTATCACTGTCTTTTTCTTTCTGTTTAGCTTCTTGATTTCCTCTTCTGTTTCTTTGATCAGCTCACAGGCATCTATGTACTGACTTAAGATATTCTTGTCCATCGGTATCGCTCCCCTTTCACAAATTCTTCAAATCTGTATCACATATTGCTCACATTTTCTGGATATATTATTACCTGTACAGAGCAAAGAGTAATTGCAAATAAAACTTTTTCTTTTTCATACTTTTAGCCGGGAGCTGTTGATAGTTCCCGGCCTCCTTCTTTTTATCGGCTCCATTCCTTTCCAGATCCTAAATCTTTTATCCTGGTTATCTTTAATCCCATGCGGTATGCCATTGCTCTGAGTATGCAATAATCTCTATATGTATGCTCTGGCATATGATCTGCTGCCCGGATTGCTTTGCTGGCTGTCGGATCCGGATAGCCTTCTTTGTTCTTTCCTGTCATTCTTATGTCCTCCCACATAATTTTAAAAACCAGTTTCTTCGCATTTCCCATTCGGTCCATATTGGATCCTGTTTTGCAATGGCTGTATCTACCACTTCTATTGCATATCTATGACCAATTGCATAATTTCCATAATAAGCTCCTGATACTGCACTTCCGGAACACTTCAGTCTTTCTGCTGCCTGTTTCAGTGTAACCGCCGCTTCTATAGTCTTTCCTGTCTTTATGTCTGTGATTTCATATAAATTCATTTCCTCTCCTCGTAGAATCTGCATTCCTTGCAGTTCGTTCTGGCTGTAACATATTTACCTTTGATGATATGCATGTTTGGACAGGTGGGACGGGTGTATACTGCTACAGCTCCGATGTGTCCTGTACTATGTTTACATATTTCTGCTCTTTGTGCTATGTTCATATGTCCTCCTTAAATATATTCTTCAATCAGCCAGTGAAGTACCTCCAGCATACTCTTCTTTGTGATGCTGTTATGTGTAGGCATATCAATCACTTCCTGAATTGCTGTGATCTTGTCTTCTACTTCTGTTTCTTCGTTATGAATGTCTTTAAATATTGCACTTGCTTTTCCTATGTTCATTTATTCTTCCTCCAGATAGTTTTTTCCAAACGTCTTTACGAATTGTTCCCTGCTGCCACATTTCTCTTCAAATGCTCTCTGACCAATCCGCTGCAAAGTAATTCGGACTTCTTTGTTTCTATGTACGGCTATATCTGAAGTTCTATGACATTCCGGGCAAAGATATACGGTTAAGCCATATTGCTCGGAGTATTTGCGATTTGCACTGCCATAGATGTGATGGCGTTCTGTATAGCCTGTTTTGCCGCAGATGAAGCACTGACCTTTTATATCTCTGTCTATGATACTTTTGTGGTGCTTCTTCCGTTTTTTTCTAATGGTTCCTTTTGGGAATAATAATCCTTCCTGATTCATACCCAGCATCCTTTCATTGATGGTACATCAAATTCTGTTCTCCGGAAGAATATCCCTATCCAGTGTGTCTGAATATCTTTCTGTAATTCTTCCAGTGTATCTTTTACGATCACGGTATCTGTTGGTTTGGTTAATTCAAATATTCTGCCTACAGATTTCGTCGGATAATCTTCCGGGTGTTCAAATACTGCAATGATCGGGAATCTGATGTCCTCTAAATTTATCTCCTGTATCGATGTGACAATCTTATCCATTCATTTCTCCTTGAAATATTCCAGTTAAAGTCTTCTACTGCTCTGGTGGCTGCCTGTTTCTTCAGCTCTGCCAGACCGCCCCAGGGTTTGCAAAGAAAATTATGGAACCGGTGGCTACTGTAATGCATCCATCTCGGAGGATTCTGACCGGTTACTTTTCTAAATAATTTCTTTTTCTGTCTGAGATTCATTTTTCTCCTTTCCCCTTCCTGTGATCTGACAGGCTCACACAGGAAGGATGTATCTATGTGAATTTTAGGGCACCCTTAATCTTCCCAGGGTCTTCCGTTATGGTCTACTTTTCCGTTTAACCATTCATTCCAGAAGTCCGGATCCAGAAGTGTGTTGTATGTCTTGTTTGCAAACTGCCGCATGGCTCTCGCTATATACTCAGCTGTGCCATAAGCTGTTAACGTATCTATATACTCTTTTCTGGTCTTAGGTTCTGCTGCCGGTGGCTCTGATCCGTATTGCGCCGGCGCAATTTCCTGTTTTTCCGACACCATTCCGTTGACCTCGCCGAGATGGTCTTCCTGTAATTCTGGTTTCGGGTTGCTTTCTGACTGTTCTTCCGGTTCTACGGGTTTTGGCATATATTCCGGATGGTTTTCAATGCTGTCCTGACCTGGAATCTGTGGTTCCGGCTCTGGGAGTGCTGTTTCTTGACTTTTTTCTATATTTTCCAGCTGAGATTCCGGTGTTTCAGAATGGGACTCCACTTTAGGATTTCCTGGTGCAGAGTCCTCTTTTTCTGGAACTGCTGTTTTTTGACCTTCTTCATGGTTATCCACAGTTTTTTCCACATTCTCCACCGATTCTGGCTGTTGCGCCGGCGCAATTTCCAGTTCAGGGCGAACATCGTGTTCGGGTATCGGATTCGATACGGGTTTTGGAATCTCTTTTGGTGTTGGGTCGTGAGTTTCCTCTGGGATCCCGAAGTAATTCTCGTATGTTTTCGCTCCTGCTGCCGCTTCCGCAAATATCTCCTGCGTATATGCAAAAAACTGGTCCCAAGAGATATTCCTCATCTCTCCATTGAATATCTTGACTGTGATATCTTCCTGATGGAACATCAAGAAAACTGTTCCTTTTCGATAACTCATACTGTCACCAGGGTTGATGATCTGCGCCATTTCCTTGATGTTTCCGGACTGATATGCCTCACTGCTGTACAGGGTATTGAGGATTCCTGTCTTTTCTCGAAAGAATTCCTGGATCGTGGCGTGGAGCTTGTCCTCTGTACTCTGTGCAGATTTCCAATCTAAGAGATTCATCGGATTACTTTCATTTTCTTTGTTGAAGTCTTTTAACTCGCGGATGTCCTCTCTTTTATCCTCCGGATGAAAGATCTGTTGGTCTTCTTCCGGAAGCTGGAGCATTTCTACCAGGTTATTGAATTTGAATTCCCTGTACTGTTCCTGAAGCTCTGGTGTATCTCCCGGAACGGAATATTTCTCATATACTTTCATGAAGCGGCTGACTCCTGATGGATTCATGCCATATTCTGTTCTGGCAAATTCTGCAATGGTGTTGTATCCATCGTGTTTATAGGCTCCTGACTTATCTATGCGGGTCAGCTGCCATCCGATCCGCACGAAGCTTTTTACGATCCCTCCCAGTTCCTGTTTGATCTCATTCTTGCTCTGGATATAGTCATCCATACTTAACTGCATATATTCCATAGTATCCTCCTTATGCTATGCCTGCTGCCGGTACCTGAATCTTTATCTTCTTTTTTCGGATGCTCCGTTTATACCGGTTCAGGACATCATTGATGGTCTCTTTATCCGGCTGTCGGTCATATTCTGAATAGAACTGGATGATATGGTCGTCCTTCAGGCTGATCTCTATGGTGTAGTAGGGCTTTTCCAGTTCTGATTTTCTTCGCAGGAACAGGATCCAGCTGACGCCATCTGCCATCTTTCTCATGTAGGTGTCACTGCTTCCCACGCAATGGTGAAGGGTTCTTCCCTCGTCCATCAATTCTTTACATGTCCCTGCCGGTATGATCATGTATTCCCGGTCTTCCCAGAAGTAGTCTTTCATGCCCGGAAGTCTTTCTTTTATCCGGTCATCCAGTTTCTTATATCCTTCCAGCCGTTTATCATCCTTTCTCTGATTTCTCACTTCTACCAGCTGATCGTGCCTAGCCTTTAAATCCTTTGGAAATCTCACAATGTCGTCAGTGGTATCGTATCCCTCTTCTCTTGCCATACGCAGGTAGTCTCTCCATATGATTGTGAATTTACTTGGAGCTATTTTCTGTTTCTTCAGGTAGTTGACCATCCGGTTTACGCTTTCAAGTTCATTAAGGATATCCTGGCAGTCACTTATTTTTAAATTCTTTCCGGCAATCCATTCCAGACTTTCCTGTGTGATCCGAATGTCATTGTTCTGTTCATATTGGAGCCATCCCAGGATGGCAGTTCCACCGTTTATCGTTTTCAGCCTGTTTAGGTGGTTTCCGTCCAGCATCAGTGCTTCCCTGAGATTCCTTCCGTTTCTGTTGATCTCTGCCCAGTGATCATTTACGATATCTGCTGCCAGTCTTGTCAGACCGGCTTTTGCCAGATATTCCAGATAAGGGTGATTGTGGAAGGATATGATATAGATGTTTACGTTGAATTTCATGCCTGCATTTGCAAGGATATCCATTCCGCTGTGTTCCAGACCTCCGGCTTTTAACACTTCCGGAAGATTTCCGGGATACAGGTATGACGGAACGAATCTCTTTCCATGTGGTTTGTCCCAGAATTCCTGTGAAAATTCATCTGCTTCCTGAATCGTCCCGTACCATACTTTTCCCCAGGTTTCCCTTAGCGGTATGATGGCTCTGATCTTCTCGAACAGTTCTATGTCTTTTTTCCCTGCTGTCCATCTGCAGACTGCCTGGAACTGACGCTCCACCCACTTTTTGTCATATTGCTGCAAGATGGTTACCATGGCTTTGGCTGTCTTTTCCTCCTGTCTGCTGTTTGTCGTTACCGGTGCCTTGCATTTCGGGCATATGGTTTTTTCTCCATGCTTCCATCCGCTCTTTCTCCAGCCGGCATAACCGCAGGCGGTACAGCTGAATTCAGTCCGGTTCTCTTCTTTCTTAAAAAACAGGATGTTTCCCGGAAATAGTTTATCTTCTACCCACTTCTCTGCTTCCTCCGGCACACAGGGGACTTCTGCCATCATTTCATTGATTCTTTCCTGCTTCCGGATGTATGCCAGGTCTCTTTTTGTTTCATTCACTGTAGTCTCATAGCTGCCGATACTGTAGGTATCCAGAAAATCATATACCCTGTCTCTATCTTCCTGTGCAGCCCACTCCATATCCGGGGTGCTGTGGTAAAAGTCGTTTTTCAAAACCGGCTGGCCCATGCAAAGTCTGAGTACATTTTTGAGCCCGCAGGTTGTCCATGTTTCATTTACCCATGTACTGTGGTTCTTTTTATCTGCAAAATACCGGGCTTTCAGTTCTCCTTTAACGAACAGGCTGATCTCTACTGCCCGCTCTCCGTCCACTTCAAGAAGCTGGCTTGCCGCAATCACACTGTCGGAATCTTTTACTTTTGGGACTGTACATGGGATGCAGCGTAATAATTTTATCCGCTTCATGCCTTTGTTCCTCCCATGTAGTAATTCTGAATCAACTCCTTGGCTTTTGCCATGCCGGGAACTCCAAATGTCACCTTGCCTGCACTGACTCCTGCTGCCTTTATGATCGCTTTATCTACTGTGATCTGGTTTTTAAAAGAATATTCCAGTAGAACCGCCATGCATCCCTGCAGAGTCTTTCCTTTCTTGCGGACCTGGTGGGCAATCATCTCATTCTCCATACAGAGTCCCTTGATGTACTCTACCCAGTCCAGCATCAGTTCCTTAGGTTTTAATTTCATGCATTCCACATCGATCTTACCAATAGCTGCAGATGTGGAATCGCAGAGGGATGGGATGGCTTCTTCCAGATACATCTCTACATAATCATCCGGAATGCCGTTTTCCTTTGCCAGTTCTTTTAAGCTGTCCAGATCTCCTTCCTGCAGAAGATTGGCTGCCAGTTCATTGATCTCTGTGTATGAATTCATTTCTCCAAATTTATCAAACATTGTGTTCTCCTCTCCTTGTATTAAAATTCCGTCTGGAATCTTACTGCATGACCGCTGAGCTGTTTATCTATCTCCTGCCAGAGGTCTGCATTTTTTAATTCCCGGTCCCCGCTTCTTTTCCATCCGTTTGTCTTCCATACGTTAAGGTTCTTATGACCATTTGCAAGATATTGGCAGGTTGTATGGATTGTGATCAGGGACGGTCTGCGTATTCTTTTCAGGGCGGCGATCAGTCCTAGCATGACAAGACGGTGCGGTGTGGTATCTTCTGCTTCTTCTCTGCCGCTGATCGGATTCCCCGGACCTTTGGGGAAATCCTGACTGGCAATGATGTATACGCACCTTCCTTTCTTTATCCTTGCGCTTTTGTCACTGACAATAAGGGAAATATCTACTCTTGCCATTTTCTGGTCCATCTTCAAATCCTCCTGTCTATCTTTACAAGTGTGTAATGGCGGTATGCGTATCCTGTCACAGGATTGATCCCTTTTTTGATGGAATCCGGATCCACATAGTAACCTTTGGGGGCTTTGGGTTCTCTGACTACTCCATCTTTGTCTATCAGGGAACGTCTTTTTATTTCTTTTCTGGCCGGTTCTTTGCGGATCAGGTTTCTGGACGGATGATATGCTTTTGCTTTTTCCGGTTCCCATTCCTGTAAGGGTGTTGCTATGTACTCTGCCAGATCTCCGTTCTTCAGGTCGTATACAACTTTCATGTTCGGATTCCCATGTGTCCAGAGTTCCCTGACAATCTTTTCTGTTCGAGTCTCTGTATTTGATTCGGCATTTAAGAGGATATGGATGTGGATCGCACCCCTCTTTCCTATCTGTGGTCTCCAGATATACTTTAAGATCCAACCGTATTTCCGGTATCTGGTCTGAAGCTGCCTTATGAATTTCTGCATATGCTTTATCATCTCTTCCCAGCTTACTCTCTTGTCCTTCTGGTACGTGAGAGTGATCCAGCTGTCTCCGGTTGTGAAGTTCCACTTTACCAGTCTCCTGAGTTCTCTCACCCTCTTCCACTGATTCTGCCTTATGATATCTTCCGGGGTGGGTTCCTTCTTCGGCTCCCTCTTCTGACCCCTTGCACCATATCTTCCTGTATGCTTTTCCTCTACCTCTAAGGTTTCCCCACAATCCCATGTATCTCTTATGTATCCACACTTCATATGTCACCCCGGTGTCGTAAGTTTAATACCCTTAATCAAGCCCTGAAGGGACTTCCCTGTCCCCTGAAAAAGGTTAAAAATATAGCAGGTTTTCTCCTGCTTAAATCTTGACTTTTCGCCACCTGGATGTTATATTTTTTATAGGTTCGATATCCAAGTGGCAAAAGTCACCCCGGCTCATGTATTTGCGTTACATGAGTCTTTTTTATTCTATGTGTTCGATCGGTCCGTAGAGTTCTTCCATTCGTTTTGCATTTCGAATGGCATCTTCCAGCGTTCCTATACAAGTTGCCAGTTTTCCGCTCTTAAATCGAACAATACGGATGATTCGTTGCTGATCTGGCGGGATCTTGACGGATTCTTTGGTTCTTCTGGAAATCTGTTCTACTTCCCTTATTCTTTCTTCTTCAGTCATTCTGTTCTCTCCCCGATCAGGTTTTTGAGATACTGAATGCATTCTTCTGACCATTCTTCCATATACTCATTGTCTTCAAAGGCAAATACCTTTGCGTTTGTTATAATCGTTAATGCTTTTGTGTTTGTGTCATAGTTGTATGCCACATAAATATTCTTTTCTTCAGCTTTGAGTACAAGCTCCAGAATCTCTCTTATTTTGTCTCTGAACATGTTTTTTCCTCCTGAACTCTTCTAAGCTGATCTACCGCCCAGTATGCGGATATCCCAAAGAGGATGTTAAACCAGATCGGGATGTCCACATATTTCCCTGCAAGGATGCAGAGGGCTATGATTATGTACTGTTTCATAATGTTTGTCCTTCTTTCTCCGCCTTAACCGGCGGCTTTTCTTTCGTAATTCATGCTCAGAAGAAGTTCATCCTGTCTCTGGATGAGCAGGCATTTGATTTCTTCTTCTGACATATCACTGGCTTTATGCTGAATTCCATTAATACGGATATTTCTTGTTACCAGTTTTAATTCTGACATCTTCCTCACCTCTTTTTTATGGTATGGGAAATGATATGTATGGGTTACTGTTTATAAAAATTTAAGCAGTTTGTCGAACGGCCTTTGTTGACTTCTCTTTGTTTCTCTCCTATTCTTGTATTACAGGCACTGGCATGCCGAGTATCTAAGAAAGGAGTATCGTTTATGGAACCTATTTCAATAAATATCAATGGATATGATACTTACTTTACTGAATGTAAGGATTCTGCCGGAAATTATCTTTTAATTGCTATTCCGTCTAATGCTGGCAAAGATATTTCCGAAATCTGTGGAACGATCATAAACGGTCATTTCATTAAAATGATTGATTATGCTGTATCCAATAACATTCGTTTTATCAAAGCTTATTATTGATAGTGACTGTGATACGTCCATACTCTTCATAGGGTTTGATTTCCGGGTTGAACATTTTCTGTATGGGCCATCCATCAGGCCCTGGGAGAGTTACAATAACTGGCTTCTCTGCTTTCTTTCCATTGATTTCTAATATGTCTTTATCAAAGTCAATTTTTATAGATCGAATTTCCATCTCGCTCCACCTTCCCCCTCTATGCTGTCTCATTCTGGTCTGACAGCTATTGACTTTTCTTCTTTGCTCCTTTGGGAGAGAATTTCTTTGAAGTCTGTGTAAAATAGCCAATGTCTTTTCATTATTTTTATTTGTCATTTCACACATTTCTTTAACATAGCCATCTACTTTCTTAAAATAGTAGGTGGCTACTATTTTTGCTGTAATTACTGATACAATTATGGATGCTACGATCGTTGATATTTATCTCACCTCTTTCTGGATATCCAAATAATCACGCAAAGCACAATATATTGTATGTGAACACATTTTCTACACAATATATTGACGCGTAAATATATTTATAGTATCATGCTATTAGAACGTTCTTATTTCTAATAGAAAGGTGGTGTTTACCAATGAATATGATTCCTGTTTCTTCTTCCAATATCGCAAGCATTGGCTATGAGAACGGTACTCTTTACGTTGCATTCAATCGTGGTGGATTATATGCATATTCAGGAGTACCGGTATCTATTTACCATGGACTTATGTCAGCTTCTTCACATGGAAGCTATTTAGCTTCTCATGTAAAAGGCATTTATCCATATAGACGTATTGGCTAATCAACAATAACCAAAATCATTGCCGGACCATTGACGGATAACTTCTTGTCCTGATATGGTTCGACATATTCTGTTTTTACACCTTCTCTTTTCTTCAACTCCTCTACTAATTCTTTTGTAGAAAGTTTTTCAGGCATCTCCTCTACGCTCCTTTCTCTATTCCAAAAAGATAATTTATTTCTACACCAAGAGCTTTTGCAATTCTTGGAATATCGCACGCTTTAATCAAACGTCTGCCATTGAGCATATCGCTCAACTCTTGTGGTGTATAACCAGCGCTCTCTGCAACATACAAATTTTTTAAACCTTTTTGAGCTATGATGATTTTTAACCCGTTTGATAAAGGTTCATTTGCTTCGGCAATAGTCATTCTGGTTTTCCTCCTTTCTTTACCTGTTTTTCTGGTATATTTGCATATTATATCAGTTTTTCTGGTTTGTCAATATGTTTTTATCAGTTTTTCTGGTTTTTTATTGACTGTACCATTTTTTTGTAGTAATATCTCAATATAAGGAGGTAGGACGATGAGTTTCGGAAGTAGATTAAGAGATAAACGTAAAGAACTTGGTATTACACAACCAGCATTAGCTGAAAGATTGGGTGTTAGTCAAAGTGCTATTGGAAGTTGGGAAACAGATGTTAATTCCCCTCGTGCAACTCTTTTATATGATTTATTCGATATTTTACATTGCGATGCAAATTACCTCTTTCAAGATGAGACTAAACAACTATATAAAAATGAAGCGTCCCCTGAAGAATTTGAAAATATAATAAAAAAATACCGCGAACTTGACGCTCACGGTAAAGACATGGTTGCTACAGTTCTCCAGAAAGAATACGATCATATTATTGAACTTCGTGATTCCGTATCGCAGACAGAGGAATTATCCGAAGAATCTAATAACATTACTACTATCGATCTTCTTGCCGCTCATGCCCGTACAGACGTTAAGCAAACACCCGAAAGTGTTCAGCATGATCTGGATATTATGAATGATGATTCAAAATGGGAGGAATGATATGGCATTAGATATATTGGAATTGCGTAAACTATGTATACCCAAAAACATTCGTATTACACTCCACGCAGCTAAAAGGCTGGAACAGCGTGGAATATTCTTAAAAGATGTAATATCCTGTATTATGAATGGAGAAATCATCGAACAATATCCAGATGATTATCCTTACCCCAGTTGTTTAATTCTGGGGATGAGCATCGAAGATAAATATCTTCATGTAGTCATCGGAAATCACGAATCAGATTTGTTCCTTATAACAGCTTATTTCCCCAGTTTTGATAAATGGGAATCTGATTTCAAGACCAGAAAGGAGAACGCATAATGACTTGTTTTTACTGCAAAGGTAATATTGAATCTTCTACAACAACTTACATGACCGATTATCAGGGATGCTATATCATTATCAAGAATGTTCCTTGTGAAAAGTGTTCTCAATGCGGGGAAGAATACTTAAATGGTGAAACACTTGAACGAATCGAAGAAATTATTCAAAAAGTTAAAGGTATGCTGACTGAAATTGCAGTTGTTGACTACAAGCAAACAGCTTAAAGAGAACCGTTTTATTTTAATTGCCAAAGGGGTGATCCCAGTTGAATTACGAACAATTACTGACTGCTGCCGATCAGGAAGGATTGCTTGTCAAAGAGCAGACACTTACTGGGCATGACGGCCTGATCCGTGGCAGACGGATAGCAATCCGAAAGAATATAGAAACACAAGCAGAAAAATCTTGTGTGCTCGCCGAAGAAATCGGGCATTATCGCACCAGCTCCGGAAACATTTTAGACCAGAGCAAGGCAGAAAGCCGAAAACAGGAGTATCGAGCTCGGCTTTATGGGTATAATCTAAAGATTGGACTTACCGGCCTGATCAGTGCTTATGAAGCAGGATGTGGGAATCTTTATGAGATGGCTGAATATCTGAACGCTACGGAAGAATATTTAAAAGAGGCTATACAGTGTTACCATTCTAAATACGGTGTATACGCTGTTGTTGATAATTATGTCATTTATTTCGAACCATTTGCGGTGATACATATGATTTCATCAACAGATTAAAGAATGGAGCTATTATTACCAGATTCGTTATTGGAAGAATATAGAGATTTTACTATTGAACAGATATCTCGGATGACGGGGTATCATCAGAAGTTGATTGAATTACGCATTTCGAAATAATTTGTAAACCATTTAGGAACGGAGGATGAATATTGTGGGATTATTCGATATATTCAGAGTTGGCAAAATTAAGGCCGAAAATAATTCTTTAAAACAGCAGTTACAAGAATTGCATGCTGATGAATATTTTCAAGTAAAAGCTCGCTTGGATTCTATGACCCAAGAAATTGTTGATAATAATGCGCTTATATCTAAGCAGCACGAAGAACTTTCTTCCCTTACTGAACGTTCTCAAAAAGTCAGTAAGCAGTTAAATACACAGACATCCAAAATTAATCGCTACAAAGAACTGTATAAGAGCATTGAATATGTACTTGATAATTTTCTCATATCTGATATTCAGTACAGCAACTGTCGCCTAAATCCCCATGATAAAAAGGATTTGGAAGCGCTCACTCCCTCGATATCATTATGTTTTCATTCTTTAGATGTTAAAGAGCTTCGTAAGGCATATAAAGAAAATGAGAAACAAATAGATCAGTTGATGGATCTTTACAAGTCTCGTTATACTACTAAAGCAAATAAATCTATATATTCTCTTGTCGTTATCGCTCTTAGAGCTGAACTGCAAAATGTTTTATATAATCTGAAATACGATAAATTAGAAAAATCTATTGAAGACATTAAAACTATCTGTGCAAAATATCTTAAGATTGCTGCAGAAGGAAATCAGAGTATTGCCAGCACTCTCACGAAATTTATTGGTGAAATGGAATACCTTTTTATCAACGCTGTTAAAATAGAATACTCTTACTACACAAAGAAAGAACAGGCTCGTCAAGAACAACTTGCTTTAAAAGAACAAATGAGGCAAGAAGCCGAGGAAAGAAAAGCTCTTGAAACAGAGCGAAAGAAAATTGAAAAAGAAGAAACTAAATATAAAATTGAGATTGAAAAACTTCAAGGTTCTCTTAACCAAGCCTCTTCCGATACCGAAACGCAAAAATTACGTGCCCGAATTCTTGAATTACAACAACAACTTTCTAATGTAATTGTCAAAAAAGATGAAATTACTACTTTGCAGAACGGTAAAGCAGGAAATGTATATATAATCAGTAATTTAGGAGCTTTTGGAAAGGATGTATTCAAAATCGGAATGACTCGTCGTTTAGACCCTCAGGATCGTGTTAACGAGCTTGGCAGCGCAAGTGTTCCATTTAAATTTGATGTACATAGTTTTATCTTTTCTCAAGATGCTGTTGGACTTGAAAAGCAACTCCATGATATTTTAAATGAGAAAAGGCTCAATAAAGTAAATCTTCGCAAAGAATTTTTCAGAGTAGACATTTCCGAATTGGAAAGTATAGTTACTTCTATTGATCCAACTGCAGAATTTAATAAAACTATGTTTGCAGAGGAATTCCACCAATCAGCTGAAATTGATTTGTCGCAACCATCCAATAAAACTATTTGGATAGATGAAGAAGACAATAACGAATAACTATTAACATTAATAAAAAACCGCCCCAGTATTGGCGTACTGAGACGGTGATCAGAATCTCCGAAGAGATGCTCGATTTGCAAAGATATTGTATCATCTTCGGAGCAGTTGCACAATCAGAACGTTTGTGTATATGTGATCACATCAATGGATTAACGAAAGGAGTTTTCATTATGCCATTACCCAAAGAACGGATTTATACAATAGATGACATCTACTCTCTTCCTGATGGCGAACGTGCAGAGCTGATTGATGGACAGATCTATATGATGGCACCGCCTAATACCAGACATCAGGTGATTGTAGGTGAATTGTATGCCACTATCCGCAATTACATCAAGGGAAAGGGTGGATCCTGTAAACCATATGTTTCTCCATTTGCAGTTTTCCTGAATGAAGATAACAAGAACTATGTCGAACCAGACTTAACAGTTGTCTGCTCACCGGACAAAGTAGATGAAAAAGGTTGTCATGGTGCACCTGACTGGGTAATTGAGGTTGTTTCTCCTGCTACCCAGAGTAAAGATTACGGAATAAAATTATTTAAATACCGGATGGCCGGAGTCAGAGAATATTGGATTATAAACCCCCTGAAAGGTATCGTAAATGTCTACGATTTTGAAAATGAATCGGGTACCGGATTGTATTCTTTCGACGATGAAATTCCAGTATGTATATATCCTGATTTATCAATTGTGATCTCTGAATTATTATAATAAAAACCGCCCCTGCTGGTAACAGGGACGGATCAAGAATCTCCGAAGAGATCCAGTACTTTGGCAAAGATATTGTATCATCTTCGGAGCAGTTACACAATCAGAACGTTTGTGTGGCTGTTATTTTTATATTTAAAATTACATATTTTATAAAACCGAGGTGATATTTATGAGTAGTAAAGTAGCAGCTCTCTATATCCGTGTCTCGACAGAGGACCAAACAGAGTTATCTCCTGATGCGCAGAAACGTCTTTTGCTAGATTATGCTCAGAAGAATGACATGATTGTTTCCGGGGACTTTATCTTTACTGAGAGTGTTTCCGGCCGGCATGCACAGAAGCGCCCGGAGTTTCAGAAGATGATCGCCCTGGCGAAGCAGCCCTCTCACCCCATTGATGTGATCCTGGTGTGGAAATTCAGTCGTTTCGCCCGTAACCAGGAAGAGTCTATCGTATACAAGAGTATGCTCAAAAAAGACAATGTAGACGTGATCAGTGTATCTGAACCACTGATTGAGGGACCTTTTGGCAGCCTGATCGAGCGTATCATAGAATGGATGGATGAATACTACTCCATTCGATTGTCGGGTGAGGTCTTGCGTGGCATGAAAGAAAAAGCCCTGCAAAAAGGCTATCAGACATCTCCCTGTCTTGGCTATACTGCAGTTGGACATGGAAAACCTTATGTTATTAATGAGGCTGAATATGCCATTGTCTCTTATATCATGGACCTGTATGATAATCAGAACTTAGATGAGACAGCTATTGCCAGGCGTTGCAATGATCTCGGGTACCGGACAAAACGTGGAAAACTCTTCGAGCGGCGCAGCGTTGACCGGATTCTTGGAAATCCTTTCTATTGCGGAACTGTTGTCTGGAACGGAGTGGAATTTGAAGGAAGCCATGAGGTACGCCTTTCCAGAGAACGGTACGAAAAACGTCAGAAGCTGATCACTTCCCGGAAACGTCCGGTCAAGGCACGGAATGTCTCTGCCTGTAAGCACTGGCTATCCGGTCTTTTAAAGTGTTCTGTCTGCGGAGCCACACTTTCTTACACCGGTAATAATAAGTGTCCTTATTTCCAGTGCTGGAAGTACGCAAAGGGATTTCATAAGACTTCTGTTGCCCTATCAGTCAAAAAGGCCGAAGAAGCTGTGATAAGTTATTTTGATCAGATCTTAGATGGAGCAGAATTTACATATGTATGCAAAAAGAAAAAGACTGATCATTCACTGCAGATCGAACAGTTACAAAGAGAGATCAGTAAGCTCACCATGAGAGAAAGCAGAATCAAAGAGGCTTATGAGGCAGGCGTAGATACTCTGGAAGAATATAAGAATAATAAGGACCGTCTGGTATCAGATCGGTTAGAATTGACTGCTGCCCTTTCACAGCTATTACAGGAAGAACAGGCAGAGCAGCCTGACACAGAAGAAATCCTGAAAGAGATCCGTTCTGTTGCGGATGTCCTGAAGAATCCAGACATAGGTTATGAAGCAAAGGGAAATCTGATCAGAAGTGTTGTGGAACAGATCATATATGATAAGGAATCCGGAAAAATGTCTTTTGACATCATTATTTCCTGAATTTCATCCATCCATAAAAAAGTGCTTTTTCAGCCTTTTTAACATTTTTGCAATATTTTTTCTGAGTTAAAAATCCGGCAAACCCGCATAAACACTGGGTTTGCGGGGCTATTATAGGGTACTGTACTCCGGTGGCCCATAGTGTAATACCCTATAATATATAAGAAGCAATGAAGCTGATACAATATCTTATGGGTAAGGGTACTCATTGTACCCATACTCTTTTTTTTATTTATATTTACTTTAAATCGCAAGTAAGTCTTTCCAAGTAGCAGATCCGCAAATACCATCCACTTCCAAAACTTCTTTTCTGGATTCCTGATAAGCTTTCAGAGCGTAAATCGTGTTTACATCTGCTGTCCATGTAAGTTTCAGGGCTTTGCCGTTTTTGCCTTTAAAGCCTCTGGCTCTTAATATTTCCTGTAAGAGAAGCACAGATGTATTTTTGTCTCCTGCTTTTACTGTCTCTGGGTTAAACATGTAGCTGCCTCCTTCTGGGTTTGTTGTCTTGTCTGTTTCATCTTTATCTGCAGATAAAACAATTGAATAGTCCGGTGTACAGAATTTTGTCCCTGGAAGGTTACTGTTGTAATAACTCTTCTGGCAGACCCCGCCACCATTTGCCACGATACCGGATGCTCCGGAAGTATTTCCCTCAATCGTCCAGAATCTGTCTCCGGCTACTTTTGTTACAAAGCCGGTATGGGTAAAGGTACCGCCATGTTTAAAGATAACAATATCTCCAACTTTTGGATTGGCATTCTTTACAAATAATACGCCTAAGGTTGGGCAGTATACATACGGCCAGTGCTTTAAGAGTTTCTTTGCATTATCCAGACCAAAAGCTTTCATGAAACACCAGGAGATAAACGCTGCGCACCAGGGCTGCCCCTGATAGGATGGTTTTATATCTCTCCAATATTTTGTATAGTTTGCTGATCCGGCATTTCCAGTCTTGCTGTCAAGCTTACTGTTATTTTTCTTTTCCAGGTACCCGATCTCTTCTTTTGCAATTCCCAGAACTACGTTGATAGCTTCACTCTTTGTCATGACTGCGTTTTCCTTTTTTATATCTTTTGCTTCGTTATAATCTTTGTAAAATATATTTCTATCTACAGTTCCGCTGATGCCAGGTATCTTTGCTTTACTGGAATACTGCCAGCCCACACCAAAGTTCGGCCGGAGTCGTTCCTGTAAAGTACCGTTATCTGATGCCGGATAACGTGCAATCCAGAAATCGTATTTTTTCAGATGGCTACAAATTACATTCAGGTACCAATCCACATTGCAATAAATACCAAATTTATATCCCGCTGCCGTGATAATCTTTTCGAATGCTTCTGCCAATTTATGGATCTGTTCAGCTCCGAGGCTTCTCTGATTATTCCATTCCAGATCCAGCCAGACCGGATACTGCAGTTTTCGCCCGTTCAAAACTTTCACTACTTTTCTGGCTTCGCTCTGTATCTCCGCAACTGTCATGGCATAACTGTATTTATATGCTCCGGTTGGAATGTTATGTTTCTGACATCCGGAGTAATTTTTCTCAAAGCAGCTATCAATCACGTTTCCGGCTTCTGTGATCCGGAGTATTGCAAAGTCCATTCCGTAGTTTGCTACGGTATCCCAGTCGATTGCTCCTTGCCATGCTGAAACATCTATTCCTCTTATTTCCATGTCCGTCTCCTTTCACAGAGAAAATAGGGATTAGGGATGATCACTCATCCCCTGAATCATTCGTCCTTATTTGTCTGTTTAATGATCTGATTTACGTATGTAGAAAGTCCCGCAATGAGAATTCCCTGCGTGATTGCTGTGAAAATCGCCATTGCAACGTCCTGGCCGGTCCCGCAAGTACAAGTGGCAAACACATAGATTGCGCAGATTGCAATACTGATTCCGCCAAGGATGAGCGGGATGTACTTATCTTTTACTGCCTGTGCCTGTTTTAATGCCATTCCCACGAAATACAGGGCAATTGCTACTACGATGAGTTCCGGTTTTACATAATTTGTGATCTGTTCCATAGTCATTCTCCTTTTCTTTCCAGGTCTTCTATTCTATGATTCGCAACCTTAATCTGTTCCTCATGTACACTCATTTTTTCTTCCAGAGCATAAGTTCTTTTGATAAGGTTATTATGTTCATTCACTCTTTTGGTCAACTCTTCCAGCTTGTACTCCATAAGAGTTCGCGTCTTTTCCTGCTGTGCATTATTGCTGATCACACATACAATTAATGTAACCGCCGCACTGATGCAGGCTGAAATGATTGTTTCCATCTCTTTTTCCTTTCTGGCAATTGCGCCGGCGCAATTTGGGTAAAATAAAAAGAACCTTTCGGTTGTGCTCTGATCTTCTTCATGTGTTCTCCTATGCTGCAGTTACCTGCCAGTCAAATTCCAGATCCGGGGTTCCTGTTACAATGAAACTGTTTCTGTCTTTTTTAGATATGTAAAGATCTCCTTTTCCATATTTCGTGAGGGTTATGTAATATTGGCTTTCTATTGCATTAAGCAGGATGATGCATTTGCCATCTTCATTTAAGATTCCATGACCATGTTCTGGATAAAGTTGCTGGATAGCCGCAACCATATATGGAATTAACATACGTTCATTCCAGTCTTCCACCTGATCATTCTGATATCGGGCAGCTGCAGGCAACAGATCATTCATATCTTCTGCATAGAAACCTGGAATTGGTTTATTGTACATCCTATCTTCTTTCGAAAGGTAGCCTTCTTTATATTCAAACCAAACCACCGGTATCTTCCAAAACATGTCAATATCAGTTTTATCCATATATCGAACATGTTTTTTATACCTTTTCGATGAAGATGGTGCATAAGCTAAAGTTGCTCCATCAGATGCAAATACTACATGTCCACCCTGCGAGTAATGTACACAATTAAAAAGTTTTGGCGGCTCTGTAAATGATGCAATATTATTAAAGGTTGTAGTCCCATTAAATGTTGTTTGATATTTAAACGCAATCATTGAACCAAAGTATACACTCGAATTAAGATTAACATCCGCATTAAAGTCAACAGTATCTGTAAATGTAACCGGATCTATAAATTTAGCCGGATCTTCAATTTTGATTTCTTTTCCTGCCTGCAGGTGCAAATAATCCATACCTTTTAGTGAAGCATGACGTGCATTATCAGAATAATACGCCGACATATCCAAAAGTCCAGTTTGTGTATCACCCATATATCCTTTAATAATGCCTTCTTCTACTTTTGTAATCTTATAGGAACTATACCAGGCTTGTTTTGTTTCAAAACTACCTTGTATCGCAGCTCCTGTACAGGTCAATTTTCCAGCTTCAGTCATAGAGGAATAATCACTCTGCCACATTATTTTCTTGGCCTGCAGGCGAATGCTGTCTGCTGATTGCTCTATCAGGGAACTTACTTCTGATTTGGTGACCGTTTCTATTCTCTGCCAGAAAGATGTATTCGTACCTACAGCAGGGCCTGTACATTTCCAGAGCTGATTGACGTTATTTCCATAATTGCCATGACTGCTCTCCGGATATGTTTCAGCGCTCAAAATTGTTGCTGTATATCCAGGAAGTCCATCTGCTGATCCGGTCTTTGTTCCAGCTCCCTGAGTAACAGAATCAATCTTGAATCCATAGAAAGAATCCTGACTGCCATCTGTATGCCAGTATACATAGAATTCCTGAGTTGGTACATAAACAGTCGCTCCTGCAATACTGGTTCCACCCAGCTTTGCAGCACACTTCATCGTTCCATTATCATTATAAAAAATTTTCACATAGTCATAAGTTGTACTCTCTGTCCTACAATTTTCTGAAAACTTTATGATAAGGCCTGTATCACCGTAAAAATACCTGTAGGTATTTCCTGTAGTAGTTTGGATATAGATGTCTCCATTATGCTGTTTTTTCAGGTCCTCTGTTGTCCAGGAAGATGCCGGGGCATTACTGGTTGTTGGAATATCCAGGCCATAGAAATTACCGTTTTTCTGGTCTATAGTTTCTCCTAAAGATTCCACTCGAGATGTTATTTTATTGGCAGATACCTCAATAGCAGCATTCATCGCTGCCGTGGTTGCATAGCTTTTTAATGTATCATTCTTTACATAGCTTTCAGAAACTGCCAAGGAAATGCTGTCAGCTGACTGCTTTATTGCTGAATTCATCTCTACAGTTGTGCTGTATTTCTTTAATTTCTCATCTGTAGATTCCTGGGCAAGTTTTAAAGCTTCTTCCTGAGCTGCCTTTGCGGCATCCTGTCCCGCTTTCGTGGCTGTGGTCTGCGCATCTGAAGCATATCCTTGTGCCTGCTGCCTTAGAGTTTCCTGCGCAACTGTCAAATTTTCAGTTGTTGCATATGTCTTTGATACTGTAGTTGATAAGCCGTCTACGCTGGCTTTTATTGCTGCATTCATCGCCTCTGTCGTACTATAATTTTCTGACAGTCTTGTATTTACTGCAGTAATGTTCGCAGATAAACCATCTACTCCTCTCTTGTATTCCGCTACTTTTGCATCAAGAGCGCTGTACTGACCAGTTACCGTATCATACTTTGTTGTCAGATCCGAGAAGCTTTCTGTCAGACCAGATACATCCATCTGAACACTTGCTAACTTGCTGTACATGGTTTCTTTACTGTTCTGTAATTCAACCAGTTCACTCTCGCTGATCAGAGCTGAAATCTTTCCCTGAGTAATAGAAATACTTGTTTCGTTTGCCTGAAAACGTTTCAGGATGGCATCCTTGGCATATATGTTGATTTCCTTTTCAAATATCACACCGCCTTCCTCCTTTTCTGGAAAAATCCATAATAAAAGACATCCTAGATGGATGCCTTTTAGCATAGGTTTTTCTTTAATCAAATAGTAAGGCTGGGACGATTTACAGCAAGGGTATTACAAATTATGGAGCTGCATACGATGCAGTAGTAATACATTCA